GCCCGCGATGGTGATGTCCTCTGCTGCTGCGCCCCCGACGGTCGTATGCCGGCCCGCGGCCACGATTTGATGCGATCTCGTGATCGGGTTTGACCGCAAGGCAATCCAGTCATAAGCATGAACCGTTGACGGATCAACGGATTCCACAACAGTCACCCCATCGGTAACTGTGATTGCCGAAAGCAACGTGTCGGTATCGTTGGTTGTTTGGATCCCCGCAAGAGCGATGTCACTTGTGAGGATACCCACGGTCCCGACATTGATGTTCTCTGTCTGATCCGATCCGACCGTGGCCCAGTTTTTCCCGGCGATGATCCCGTATGAGCTGGGAACGGACGAACTTACGGGCGTCAGAGCCGCAACCGATGTGGTTCCGGTATTCATGAACACGCTCGCCGATCCGCTTGCGTTTGTTTTTGTATACACGGCCCCAACCGCCCACCCTGCGCCGGTAAACGAACTCGGAGCCGTTGTGCCACGGGCTGTCAGGACGTTTCCGCTTGCGTCTTTGGTCAGGACTGTTGCGATCCCGCCTCCGACCTTCTCCACGGACCCCTCAAGCGTAAGGACTCCTATGGTTTCCTGTTGTCGTCTTGCCATGTTCATTCTCCTTCTGCGCTGTTATGCGCTGTCGATTTATGCCAGAGAACGGCACCACGCTTTGACCTTGAATTTCCCCGCGGTGATCGGCGTTCCGGTAATTGTAAGCACGAGATCGATGGTGTCGGCGGTCGCGAATGGGACTCCATTCGTCACCCCGGCATCCGTCCCTCCGAGACCGTAGTAAATCGTTCCCACTGCGGCGGCGAGATTTGCCGAGGCGTCAAAACAGTTAGCGGCGCCTCCATAACCTGTCGTGCAGGTCATAACGGCAGCCCCGGCAAGGGCCTCGGTGATTTTGACTCTCACTTGGAGAACCTCGGTATTTGCGGGGATGGCAAGCGCCTCGATGATGTCGGTTGAGACCGCCGTTGAAGCGTCAACCCCGAGATCTACTTCGTTCTCCATGGTGAAATAATCCGCACTGCCGGGCCACGGAGGATTCGTATCGTTAGTTGCAAGTGCAAAGGTAACAGCCATAATAGATCTCCTTCTTCATAATTCCCCGGCGCCGAAAGGCGCCGGGGTAGTTAATAATTCGGCATTTTTCAGATCAGGATTTAGGTCGCCTTATACGCGTACAGGATGCCCAGGGCTTCGGGTTTGATGACCTTGTGGCCATAAACGTTAAGGCCCTTCATGCCGGATCCGAAAGTGGTTTCGAGTTTCTCATGGAATTCAGTCTCCACGAGTTGAGCGGCGAACGTGATGCCGCTCTGATGCCCGAACATGATCTGATGCGGAGCCGTTGCGCCCGTAAAGGCGCCGTCGGTTGCGCTATAGACCAGATTGCTCTTGTAAAGAGTCCAATCGCTGATCTTTCCGATTCTGCCGCCGTTCCGGATCGTGCTCTTGTCGTCTCCGGTCAGAGACACGTCTTTCAGATCGGATTTGTTGATCATGCCCGCCATCCATGCGGGGATACAGACCCAACGGCCTTCGGAGGGCCAGTCCTGTTCGTCACCGACGGTTTCCATGTCGATGAGGTAGTCCAGAACGTTGGTCTTGGTCAGGCCGATTGGAGCCGTGGCATAACCGAGATTGAACGCTCCCGACTTCTTGCCGGCGGTTCGGCCCTTGTTTGCGGCCGCTGCATCGACGTAGACGCTTGACAGGAATTCCGTGTCGATGACGATCTTCATCTGCTGCGATGCATCGTCACTGGCCTTGTTCATGAGATCGATATCCATCTGATGAGCGTCGATCTTGTCCATCTTGAAGGCGAAATACTCCGCCTTGTCGATGTCCAGTTCGACCCCAGGGGATTCGAGGTTCTGCCAGTTGACGGTCTGGCCCTTCTGGTAATGGCTGATCACCACGTTGGGGACAGTGCGAATGATCACTTTGTCGCCTACCTTCTTGATTTCTCCTTCGTACAAAAGCGTTACCGCATAAGTTCTTTATCTTATGCTTCATGCAATTCATTATTCTTGCATGTTCGGACTATCTCATCACCCTTGCGTTTTGCAAAAGGTTCCCGTTCTTCCTTAAATCTTCGGATATGACTGTAATGCCGGGAACTATAACAGGAAGAACATAAACCTCCGTAACGTTTACTATAGATAATACCTTCGCAATGAGAACAATTATCTATGGGTGTGCGGCACTCGTGCGAATCTAAGTCTTTGACATGTGCGATTTTGTATCGCATTGATGGAATGACAAATGGATCTATAATTCTTACGAATTCCCGACTGGCTTCTGTGTTCGCCTGAAGAAAAAATTGTTTTCCTTCTCTGCATCTTCCATCAAAACGAATATTAAAGAGAACATTAAAGTTATTGAAAAACCACTGCTTAATTAATTCGGTCTCTTCCTTACTGCACATTGTCGATAGTTCTGTAGCAACGGAGGACACTTTTCCTTGCGAGTTAATATTTATTCTTGCATGGCCATCATCCATATACCATAGTGCAATTCCTTCCGGTGTGAGCATATTAAGGGTTTGTTTGGTAAACGTTTTCACACCATGCGGGTAACACCATCTTTTTAGTTGTTTAAAATATGGATGACTAACTGAAAACCTAACTTGCTTATATTTTTTCTGCGGACCTACATTGTCAGAATGAATAACAGAAAAATTATGATGCAAGTCATGTCTCACAAGTGAAGCCTTGTGTTCGCAATATTCAGACTGCTTAGGAGAATGAACGATGGTCATCTCCGAACTTATATACGAATATTTCCCATTCATCCGTTTGCGAACATTTATGTAAGCATCACCAAATACCATGCCTATTAACCTTCCTCTTGTTGCTATATTCATGATGACCTTCAATCAAGGCACTTGGCCCGAAGGTTAGACTATGATTCGTAGTCTCTGAACCGTCCCCTATTGGGGCTTGGCTGCCGATTCCCATCTCAGGGTTCCGGCAATTAACCGCATTTGCATTAATGACTCTCGCCATTAAGGGACTACGCTTAGCAATCCGTATTCGAAATCTGCGGGATCACGGACGCATCGTAGAATTTCACGATGGTCTTCTTGGAAAAAATCCACTTTTTGTTATCGGCAGGTGCTTTATCCTGCCTTCTTATGGTTTCCCATAAGTCCAGAGCACATCTTAATGTCTTGACAAGTAGGGACGTTCTTATTCGGCTTTATGCTGGTAGCACTATCCATCTTCATAGAAAAATCGAGATTTTTAAAACTTACCGGCAAGACATTTCCCGCTTTCGTGGGGCTTCCCTCCGGTCTGGAGGTACAACCCTGCTCGTTGATCCTTCGACTCATTCCTGAGCCGCTTGGATGCTGATCGGCCAATATCAAACGCTTTTTTGCCTTCACGCTCGCCGTTGCCGGCCACGTTGTAGCGGTTTGATCTCTAAGGCTATTCCAGCAGTTAACCGGGATTTTCATCATAAACTCACGCCTATGCGCCCCTGGATTTTCAAGGGATGTTCTTGTTCGCGCCCGATGCTTCATAATCGGGCATTCCAGCTACTTTATCTATGGCCATGGTAAGGTTCTCCTTATTTCACTTTTCCCGCGGCCACGGCGCGATCATACTCCAATTCGAGTTTTCTCTTTTCTCCGTCTCGGCCTCTGTATTTTCCGGCCTGCACGTCTCGATAGAACTGATCTATCGTGGCCTTGGAAATTATTGTTTGGTTTCCATCTGCCGTCTTTGCGTCTCCGGCAGTATCGTCGGGATGAATAAAGTCTTCAAGCGGGTTCTTAACCGGAGCATTATCTTTCTTTTTAGGTTCCAGGTTGCCTTTGAACACCTTAAAGATCATCGCGACCCTTTTCGCATCCATGTTTTCGTAGTGATGGTCAAGAAGTTGCTGATACGTGGCGCCTGATATCGGTTCGATCTGTGTGAGGAATTCCGTCCACCGTGGATCTGCGGGAATATTCGCAGTCGGATCTCCATTGGTAGTGAGCCAGTCCGGAACGGCCTTGTCAAGGGCGTCGTAAAAAGCATCTTCCCGGCTTTTTGCCTTGTCGGCCGAGAGGTTCTTTACGGAATCCTCTGTTGGTTTGACTCTGGCCTCGATTTTGGCATCCACCATGGCGCCTACCCTGCTGTCGACGGCGCGCACGAAATCCTCTCCGTATTCCTCTTGCAAGTCCATGATCGCCTGCTCAGCGGTTTTCGCAGGTTCTGCGGCTGGTTTCATCGCCTCAGAGACTTTCTTGATTTCCTCTCTCAGCGCCTTCAACTCGGCATGAAGACGAGGAACCTCGGCATCGTATTTCCCCTTGAGAACGGCATATTTGTGCGACCACTTGGCTGCATCATCGTCGGCAACTGCCGCTGGTGTCGGTTTTACCGGCGCACCGCCCTCGGGAAGCGGATCGGGTTTCTTTCCTTTGGGATCAGCATTGTCTGGTTTCCCCTGCCCGTCACTGATCTTCTTCAGAAGTTCATCGGCTTGCTCTGCGTCTTTTTTCATCGCTGCGATACTCATGGTCTTCTCCTTTGCCAGTCGTTAAGTTTATACGGTCTTGGCTCATTGCCGAGCCCTTGCTGGTTTTCGGCTTGTTGCTGCAAATCAATTAAACGCGTTCTTGCTCGCTTGCAGCCTTGCTTTATTTGCCTCTATGGACTCAAGATACTGCTCAACGTTTTCGATGTAGTGGATCATTTCATCGAGCATCTGAGCGCCGCCTTGAATCCACCTTAAACACACTTCGTCTTTCTCCGATTGCATCTTCGACATTTCTTCGCCGTAAGACCCGACAAGCCATTCGAGAATTGCAGGTGAAAGGCGCCGGAGTTCATACAAGACCTTTTCGTCTGGTTTATTCACGGTTTTTCCCTGTTGACCAGCGTGGTATCTTTGCCGGATACCGGATTGCCGGCGAGATCAAGCGTCCGAGGGCTTTCCGGGGAGCCGGCATCAGGCTGAACCGGAACCGGCAATGGCGGTATCCGGCCTTTTTCTATGGCTTCGATATTAGGTATGACCTTCTTGGGATCCATGTCAAAGTCCTTTACCGCCACCTTGAGCATCGCGGCCCTGCCCCGGATACCTATAATCTGGTTATCCATATCGTTGTTTGTGGCCGCAAGGAATTCCGTTCTTCGGACTGCCATCTGCTCCTTGGCGGATATCAGCGCAGCCCCGCCCTTTGTCAGAACCTTGGAATCTCCTTTTATTGATTCATCGGGATCGTACATCATATTGAAGTCATAAAGTCTTTCCACCATTTCGACCATAACGGCGACAATGTTCCCTATTGCCAGTTTGATGTTCCGAGCCGCAGCGGTCATGAGCATGGAGAGGCCTGAAGCTGTGTTACCGGCGCCTCCGACCTGCGGATTGCCGTGAGCATAGGAGGGAACTACGAGGTCATCGGCCTGTTGCTTGAACTTCTCGTACACGGCCATAAGCGGCTCGGCGTGCATACCGGGATAACTGAATCTGACAGCCGGACCTTCCTGCATGTTTTTAGACGTTGTGCCGATCATTCTCCATGGCCAGATGGAACCCCCGGTTTCGCCCGGAGCAAGCCGGTCGATATCGTATTCTCCGATGGGTCCGCTGGCAATCGCCATGTTATTGCTGAGCGCCCGGGCCGCGGCGTTGACCATGGAGGCGATATCGGGCATGAGATCCGGAGGTCCTTCACCCCAGCACGAATCATTGGATGTCGAATAACTGGTATAAGCATAGGGTTTGCGGTCCTTCGGGTCGGGATTCAGGGTAGCTTTGATCACGTGCCGGCCGATCTTCCAGGCGTTGACGAGATAGTCGATATCGGGATCGGGGATCTGTTCGGGGGTCAGTCCGTATTCGAGAAGATCCTTCCCCGGGGCATAGCCGTTGTATTCCAGTGAATTAATCAGTTTTTTAGCATACGTGCTCGACGGATCGTTTTCCTCCACGTCCTTGCGGTCCTGGTCAACCACGGTTATTTCTCTGTACCCATCAGAGTATTCTTGCAGAACCGCCCGGATAGCGTCCTCTTTGTACCCTGGAACGCCTATGAGAGCCGTCAAATGTGATCTCTTCATGTGGTGGAGTTCGATAATATCGGGGTCGACATCGTTGGTCACGGGGTAAAAATCGAAGGGATTCACCCTGTAAAATTCGGGAATAATCTCTTTCGACGCCTGCATTTTGTGGGTTCCGGTCGCCGGATCCACAACCCATTTGAGGCATTTCCGTTTGCGGAATATCGGCCCTTTGAGAATAGCGGTTTTCTTGCTCGCCACGTCTTTGATGAATGCCCGCAAGGCCTTCTCCCATTTGCCTTCGGCGAGCTGGTCCCTGATCTTCAGTTCCATGGCCTCGGCTCGCTTTACGGCGATCTCCTGGGCCTGTTCTTTGACTCTCTCCTCAACAAGAGCGGTCTGTTCCCGCATGACGGAATCCATAATCGCCGGCGAAGGTATGATCCCGGTTTCTGCCAGGGATTGCGATGCCTCGGCCATCAGTTCTTCGCCGATTTTTTTCTTGATCGCCGTTTTTATATCTTGTGGAAGATCGGCCATCGGAGTGGGGGCCAACGCCCAGGTTTCTTCGCTTCCGGGATCAAGAATGTCGAGCATCCACGCTTCAGCATCCCTGACCTTGTTGGAGCACAGACGGATAAATACTTCGGATCCGCCAAAACTCCGGATCGCTTGCAGCTTGTCGGGTTCGTACTCGCCTTTTACGAGCCGCAAGGATGCGATCATCTCCTGTTCGATGTTCATTTTTGCTCTTTTTGCGAGAGACCACTGGCTTTCGATAAACGCGGCCAGTCCGGAAAGTATCGCTTCCGGAGGCCGGGCCTGCTCAACTTTGAGGCGTGCTTCCGCATTGAGTTCGGCATCGGATCTGACGGGAATAAGGCCATTCCTTCCGAAGGATCTCGTGGGAATCCCCGCTGTCGAAGTCGTCGTGCCTGGAGTCATGATCTAATCCCCGCCGCCTTGGAGCATTTCCTCTCTGCGCTTTCTTTCCGCTTCGAGTTTCTTCGCCGCCTGGGTCGCCATTCCGGTAGATGCGGCTTCCGTGGCCGTATTGGCGACCTTTTGGGCTACCTTTTTCGCGAAGTTTTTTGCCCCCTCGAATTTCGACTGATACGGAGGCCAATTTATACTGTCTGCCATAGGGTTTCCTCCTTGAGACAAAAAAAAGGCACGCATCGGAATTTGAATCCCAACTGTGCCTGAATTCGATAAAATAAGCCGCTCATGGGGTCAGATCCCCGCTTCCTATGCCATGTTTTCCTCTTCTTTAAGGTGTACTCCGGATGTAAGAGTGCCTATTTGTTTGTTAAGTACTTTAAAAGATCCTATTTTGCTTGTCAAGTGAAAAGTGGGGAATGCGTTACAAATAAACACCGGCGTGGTGGACTTGATCCCTTTAAAAGGCATTCTTTTCTTTGTGCGGCACTATCTTCTTAAACATATATTTGGGGCTACGGGGCCGCCTCTGTTCGTGTTCCCCTAAAGATACATTGAGACCAGCTTTCTACCGCCGTTTTCGGGATCGCCGGCAATCTTTACGCCGGGAACAAACGTCAATGCTTCCGCAATGGAATACGTCAGGTCAATATTCCTCTGCTGCGTTGTTACCTGAACAACGCACCCGCTCGGTGTCTGCATGGCTTTCGTGCTTTTCATCCAACCCTCATTCTCACTTGATACCTTGCAGAGAAGTTGAAAAATATCACCGTTCCCGAACACAACAATGTCTTTTACGTTTTTTCTTGCTCCGTTTACATCGGTATTCCCAAGCATCTTGTCCATATATACCTCCTATGGTTTATTATGTTTTTACGTCCATTCATGACGTACGACCTTTTGTTCCAAGCGCGACCTCACGTCGGATGAATACAAATCTTTCTTTTAAAAATCTCCCTTTCCGTTCAACGTGCTCGCGAACAGGTCAAGCCCGTCAATTCAGTGTTATGTGCCATCGGCCTGTCTGCGCTTTTCGTGCAACTCCAAAATGCGATTCATGTCCCCGGCAAGTCGCAACGCATGGCACGATGAGCAGACACGATTGATGCGCCGTCCCATTTGTTCTCGGTC